TTAAATTAGAGCGTAGATCGACAACCGCTTATAGCCGTCCGTTCCGGGCAAAACCCAGAGCGGAAAACCCCCAGGGAGGGTCTGTCCTCGAGACCTTTTGGGCCTCGTCTTCAGAACCTCCGCGGGTGCCTCCGAAATACCAATGCGTCCCCAGGGCCACCAGGCCCGGGTACGCGGAGTATTGATATTCGGAAGTAGGCTACCCCTCGCAGCAGTATAAACGCTGTAGAGAGGTGACACCCAGTCCCCAGAGTAGCGGGGAAACTGCCTACGTTCAACGTGGGTGAAGGTGTCAAAAACGATACCGCAATACCCCTTCTTACGGAGCTTTTGGAGGCGGGAAACTGCCTCTTCCGATTGTGGCCAAAGGGAACAGTCACGCATCAACAAGTGACCGTCCCCATAACCATCCGGACCGTATATACGTAGAGACTCGGGGATCAACTCGAGTACAATACGACAACCTTCATCATCATAATTCCGGTGATAGAAGTTGTGAAGGGTAAATAGGGTCTCGGCACTTACTAGGTGCTTCTGATAGTAAGGCCGAATGTCGATTCCATAGAAGTAATCGCAGCCACAACTCTCACGGAATGGTCCGCAAGCGTACGATTTCGCCGAATTAACGGTAAAACCGCAACACTCAAGGGCCTCGACGACGTCCGAGTAATACTCAGTCGGACAAATAATGTCGTCACCGTAAGCGTTGACTTGCCCCGAAGGGCAAGCCGAACGTGTTATGGCCCAGAATATAAGGGTTTCCAGGGGGAATGTAAAACCGTTCCCCATGGTAGAGAACTTCTCCAACCTTATATCCTGCCCACGATACGTTACCGTCCCAGTCCGAAGACCTGAAAGGAGGTAGTACCACTCGCTAGGTAACAAAAATTTCACGAGCAGCTTCGCCACTGTATCGGAGGCGTTACTGAGGTCGATAGTCGCGTACGTCCCCAAAAGGGAGCCCTCGCGGGCTAGCTTTTGATTTACGGGTTGTTCGCGGATATCGATACCCCACGCCAGCAGGCGTTCCGTTATGTAACGTCCGGCACCTAACTGATAAAACATATTCAGTGTAGGTTCCTTCGCGATACTGCGGTACACCTTAGCGTTCTTAGGGACGAACTCGAGTACACTGGATGAAACTTCCAGGAGGTATCGAGTCCACAGGTCATCGCCGTCAAGCCAAGACTCAACGGCATGGCAAGATGACCAGTGGGGAACTTCCTCCAGGGCTGCCGTAATAAACCCTGAATGAAGCAACTCGTCACTACACCCAAGCGGTCCCGCCATTTTATTGGTAGGGCACGCCTCGGCTTTTATTATTTGAGCCGTTCCACCTGGGCCGAACTTGCAGCTCAGCTCCGACAATGTCGGACACGGACCGAGTAACGCGGCTATTTTCCTCTGAGCAGAATATAGTATGCTCGAGAGTCGAGGTAGGAGTTGGTATGACCCACCTCGAAGCGCGCGAAACCGATCGTTAGTAGCCTTGCAATCAAGCTCAGCGGCTACGAACTTCTCGAACGCGGCCTGCTCTTTATCCACGCCAATATCAAGTTGTTCAAGCTTCTGGAAAAAACCCAGGGCCTGTCGACAAGCTATCAGCTGTGTTACGGAGACAGAACCGTCATACGGAAGTTCATAGTCACACACGGCCCGCCAATCGGAATTCTGTATAAGAGCCCCGATCTTTGACCCGTGTTCGCCGCCTTCGCGGCAGTGCCTCAGGGCGATGCTCGCCAGTGTATCAAGCGAGTCCACCACCGAGAGGAACCTGTCCCACTGCGCACTAACGCGCATAATTTTCTCCTTGAAAGGATAGGGAAATAGGATAACGAAGGCTATCCCAAAGCGATTCAGCCAGAAATCTTAATGTAGCATGCAACAAACCCACCCGGGATTGGAACCCCAGAGGAGAACAGCGCGCCTACACAGATCATGGTCACAATCACCGCACCACAGACCCCAATTACAACCCTGCCCATCAACTGGGCGAAATAAGGTTGTCAAAGAGGAGAGATGCGGCACTTGTGGTATCAGCTGCCGTCGAAGCAGTTACGCCATTGGCGATGTTAACGCCAAGCATGCGTGCCAAACGGCGAGACGTGATACTGGATCGCTCGTTGCTATACATGACAACATGAATGCTGTCGGTGTATGCAACTTTGGGTTGTGCCGTATATCCCTCGAGGTTACCCCCAGAGGTGGCCTCCATCACTGGGACATCAACGACAACCGCCTGTCGCCAAATACCAGACTTCAGCTTCTTCGAAGTCATCTTGACGCGGACTTGCGCTGACAGAGGGATGGCACTGAGGTTCTCGCGGTATTCCGCGATAAACTCGCCATCTTTCTCGTAAGCGCGTAGAGGCATCATGGTGTGGCTGACAGGCGTCGCAGCGCCATCAAAAGCGATGACGTTGGTTTGTGCGGCCATAGGTCGCTTTTCCTTGCTAGAATAGGTTAAAGGTCAGAAGTTGCCAGGGCGTGAGCCGAGGCGCAAAATCTTCCGACCCAAGGACCTGCCATCCGAGTTCTTAATCGAAGCCACCGTTGTAATAAGTAATGCAGCGGCGTTCTTGAGATGCTTAAGACTAAGGGCATCCTCCATCGATTTGAACTCGGGCGGGGACAGGGGAAGTGACGAAAGAATGCTGCGCGACACGGTCAATTGTGTCTGCGCATATACCCCAGATAAAACACGAATCATGGTACTCCCGTGAGGGATCCATGAGTCGTCGGGGCTCACCTTAAAACTGCGGATGAGATAATCAGTCTGCAGCACACGCGAGACTTTAATCGCGTTACAAAAGTGCCGAGCTTGGAGGTAGTCACCAACCGGAATAAACCAATCAGCGACAAACGACCAGGGGAGCTTCTCCCAAAGAACGGAAGAGAGGTCAGTCAGACCCAGCTGCTCCTGAGGTGAGAAATCCTCTAAATACTCGAGGTCCCACTTCCTGACTACCCAATTCCTGCGTGCGCCTATATTAAGGCTACCGTAAGTGTCCACTCCCCACTTTTTGAGTGAGGCTTTAACGTGGCACACCATCGGGCGGTTTGTAACCGCATACACAGAAATCGCAGCTTCCTCGAGATCACTCAATAGGGGCTTCCACCCATACTGAAGCTCGAGCCACATTGCACTCATCCTCTCAGAAAAACCAGCCTGAGAACGGGAATCCCTTATTTCAAGGGTCCGGCGGAGAGTGTGCTGTGGTATCACGCCGCCACGTGCCGTATTGTCAGTAAGTGCACGCCAGGCTTTTCCTACGCGACCTATAGAAAGGTAACGTAGAGCCGAGGCTATACGCTTACAACGATCGACGAACATGGAGGCGGCCTCGGGTGCCTCGGCAAGGAACACGCCTACATTAAAGCTGTGTCCCTTTACCTCCTTCTCCAATCGATTCAATAACGTTAAATTGTCATTGTAGTCGAAATAACCGGGGAAGGCGTCAAATACCCCACCGAACGTATTCAAATACGTGCCGGTGAAGACCTGTCCTGGCTTGTTAGCTAACTCGTAAGTAATTACGGGGTAGACGAACTTTGTCAGAGACGTGACGTAAGGATTCCAAGCTTTGTGCTTTACGGGGTCGTCGCTCCCGTTCCACACGCGACTATAGAAATCACCCGCGACACCAGGGCCACTGTCGGTCACCACGTTGTACCTATGGTCATCTACAATGTTCCCTGTTGACATTTCGCGCTCCTATAAAAGCGCGCAACGCACGCGGTGTACGTACGAAGGCCCCCTAACGGGGGCGCTCCCTCACGGGAGAGAAGTAAAGCCCGCATCCACCGACCTATCAAACTAATCTACTAGCGTAAAATCGCCGCGTAGACGAGTCGTGGATAGTCTGATGAACGCCGCCTTCGTGATCTACGCATAATGTGAACACCAGAGCAACACCGGTATTCACGTTGACGTAGACGAACGAAGGAAAAGCAGCGTCGTAAGGGTCGTCATTTGAAAGAGCCGCTTCCCACCAACTCAAAAGGTGAGTTACGGTCTCCTCTTCTGACGGGGACCACGAGGACCTCGTGGCCTCCATCGCCCGACAAAGGAGCTTTTCAGCTTCTTGTTTAATGGCGAGGGACATCAGATCGGGCCGGTAAAGGCCCACAATCTGATTCTTACGGATCTGAAACGAAAGGTTTCTCATCATATCTCCACG